ACTCTTACGATGGTGAGAAACTATTGTTGCTTGTTCATGACGAGAGCGGTAAGTGGATTAAGCCCAACAACATTCTGAACAATTGGCGAGTAACTAAAACTTGTCTCAGGTTGGGAAGCCGCATTATTGGTAAGTGCCTTATGGGGTCTACATCTAATGCCCTAAGTAAAGGGGGTGGCAACTTTAAAAAACTGTACGAAGATTCAGACATTTCTGAGCGCAATGGTAATGGTCAAACACGGAGTGGCATGTACTCTTTGTTTATTCCAATGGAGTACAACATGGAGGGGTTCATTGACCGCTTCGGACACCCTGTGGTAAACAAGCCTTCTAAGGCTGTATTAGGTATCGACAATCGTCCCATTAACTCAGGTGCTCTTACGTATTGGGAAGCCGAAGTAGAGTCGCTTAAAAACGACCCTGACGCTCTCAATGAATTTTACCGTCAGTTTCCTAGAACTGAGTCTCACGCTTTTAGAGACGAAAGCAAGTCTACCTTGTTTAACCTTACTAAGATTTATCAGCAGTTAGATTATGCAGAGTCTTTAATCAAGGAGCAGTATGTTACAAGAGGTTCCTTTGGTTGGCAGGATGGAAAGAAAGATACCAAGGTAGTTTTCTATCCCGATAACCGAGGAAGGTTTAGAGTTTCTTGGACTCCCCCTGCAGGATTGCAAAACTCTATTATAGAAAGAGGCGGTAACAAACGCCCCGGAAATGAACACATTGGTGCATTTGGGTGCGACTCTTATGACATATCAGGAGTCGTAGGCGGTGGAGGCTCTAACGGTGCGCTTCACGGCATGACCAAGTACCATATGGATGAGGCTCCTACTAATGAGTTTTTTCTTGAGTATGTGGCTAGACCTCAAACAGCAGAGATATTTTTTGAAGAAGTATTAATGGCCTGCGTTTTTTATGGTATGCCTATTCTCATTGAGAACAACAAGCCTAGGTTGCTTTACCATTTTAAAAACCGAGGGTATAGAGGGTTTTGTTTAAACCGTCCTGACAAACCCTACAATAAACTGTCTAAGACTGAGCGAGAGTTGGGAGGTATCCCAAACTCATCTGAGGATGTTAAACAGGCGCACGCATCTGCTATTGAATCTTACATTGAGAAATACGTAGGGCTTGATTTAGAGGGTCAATTTAGAGACTCCGATGAAATGGGAACTATGCCTTTTGTTAGAACGCTAGAAGATTGGGCGAAGTTTGACATTAGCAATAGAACTGCTTACGATGCTACCATTAGTTCGGGCCTTGCTATAATGGCAAACCAAAAGCACTTGTACACCCCTGAACAAAAGCAGAAAAAAATAAGCCTTACCTTCGCTCAGTATAGAAATAGTGGAACGATAAGCGAAATAATTAGATGAAAAATGTGAAAGTCAACATATCATCTGCAGGCTTTCCAAGCCAATTTGTATCTGATGCTGAGAAAGCAACAGACGAATTTGGATTACAAATTGGTCAGGCCATTCAATATGAGTGGTTTAAAAAAGACAGTAATCAATGTAGGTTTTATAGCCAAGCCCGCGAGTTTAATCGTCTCCGTCTATACGCTCGTGGTGAACAGTCTATTGCCAAATACAAAAACGAATTAGCCATTGACGGTGATTTGTCTTATCTAAATCTTGATTGGACTCCCGTACCTATCCTTCCGAAGTTTGTAGACATTGTCGTTAACGGCATGTCAGAACGTTTGTTTAAAGTAAATGCTTACGCTCAAGATGCTCTTTCGCAATCTAAAAGAAGTAAGTATCAAAACATTATCGAAGGTCAAATGGCTGCAAAGCCTGTGCTTGAAATCATTCAAGAGAAGACAGGTGTAGACCCATTTATTATGCCTCCTGATGAGTTACCTAACTCTGACGAAGAACTGCAGCTTTACATGCAGCTTAACTATAAGCCTGCTATTGAGATTGCAGAAGAAGAGGCTATCAATACTTTGTTTGACGAGAACCACTACAATGACATTCGTCGTCGTTTAGACTATGACCTGATGGTTCTCGGTATCTCTGTAGCTAAACACGAGTTTCTTCCGGGAACAGGGGTTGCTATTAACTATGTAGACCCTGCTAATGTGGTTTACAGTTACACAGAAGACCCGCACTTTAAGGATTGTTTCTATTGGGGTGAGATTAAAACAGTTCCTATTACTGAACTGCTAAAGATTGACCCTACTCTTACGAAAGAAGATTTAGAAGAAATCTCTAAGTATGGTCAAAGTTGGTACGACTACTACAACGTGGCTCAGTATTACGACAATGATATTTTTTATCGGGACACCACCACCCTGATGTACTTCAATTACAAGACAACTAAAAAGATTGTCTACAAAAAGAAGAAGTTAGATAATGGTGGGTCTCGGATGATTGAGAAAGACGACCAATTCAATCCTCCTGTAGAAATGCAGGAAGAGGGGAACTTTGAGAAGGTAGAAAAGACCATTGATGTATGGTATGACGGTGTCATGGTTATGGGAACTAACATCATTCTTAAGTGGGAGGCAGCCGAAAATATGGTTCGGCCTAAGTCTGCTTCTCAGTATGCCATTCCAAATTACGTAGCCACAGCCCCTCGTATGTACAAGGGAAACATTGAGTCTTTGGTAAGGCGAATGATTCCATTTGCTGACCTGATTCAAATGACACACTTGAAATTGCAGCAGGTAATTTCTCGTACTGTTCCTGATGGAGTTTACATTGATGCAGATGGATTGAATGAAGTAGACCTTGGCACCGGAAACTCTTACAATCCTGAAGATGCTTTGCGTCTTTACTTCCAAACAGGTTCTGTCGTAGGAAGAAGCTATACTCAAGACGGGGAATACAATCAAGGTAAGGTTCCTATCTCTCAGCTTACTGCAAGTTCGGGCGCGGGTAAAGCGCAAATGCTTATCCAAAACATGAATCATTACATGCAAATGATTCGTGATGTAACGGGATTAAACGAAGCCCGCGATGGCTCAAAACCCGACCCCTACTCTTTGGTTGGTGTTCAGAAGTTGGCGGCTTTAAACTCTAACACTGCTACTCGCCATATTCTTGACGCAAGCCTATACATGTATAGAAGCCTTGCCGAAGGATTAACATATAGGGTGTCTGACATTATTGAGTATGCCGACTTCCGTGAAGAGTTTATTAATCAGATTGGCAAGTACAACGTCAGCATTCTAAATGACATTAATGACTTGTACATCTATGACTTTGGAATCTTTATTGAGATAGCACCTGACGAAGAGCAGAAGGCTATGCTTGAGCAGAACATACAGATGGCACTTTCCAAAGGAGACATTAATCTTGAGGATGCCATTGACATCAGAGAGATTAGAAATCTAAAGTTGGCGAATCAACTTCTTAAAATGAAGAGGGTTAGCAAGCAAGAGCGAGAAGAGCAGCAGCAAATGCAGCAGCAAGCGATGCAATCTCAGCAGGCTTTAAAGGCTCAAGAGATGAAATCTCAAATGGAAATGCAAAAGCAGCAAAACGACTTGCAAGGAAAGATGCAGCTAAAGCAAGCCGAAATTGCTTTTGAGATTGAGAAGATGAACAATGAGGCAAGGCTCAAGGCTCAATTAATGGAGACTGAGTTTAACTATCAGATGCAGTTGCGTGATATGTCTGAGCAGCAGCTACAAGACAGAGAAACTCAACGTGAAGGTGCGAAGTCCGAAAGGATTAGTCAGCAGAATACACAGCAGTCTCAACTCATCAATCAACGAAAGAACAATCTTCCCCCTCAGACTTTTGAGTCTAACGAAGACAGTCTAGATGGTTTTGACCTTGCTGAGTTTGACCCTAGGTAGGTCTAACTCTATAATATTTTTAGTGTAACTTTGAATCAAATCTTATTAAATGGAAATGAAAGTACGTCTTGTCGAACCTGAGGGTACCAAATCGGTAGCTGAAGTCGAAGAAACTCTGCTTGCAAAGCATGAGGAACAAATGAATGAATCCACTGTAGATGAGTCATCTGCGGTAGAAGAAAATGTTGTTGAAGACTCACCCGTAGTAGAAGAGAAATCTCCTATTGAAGAGGGTGAACTTTTGTCTATGATTAGTGAACGGTTAGGCAGAGAGATTAGTTCTCTTGATGACCTTCAACAGGCCCGTGAATCATCCGGTGATATGGATGCTGAAATGTCTGCGTTCTTTAAGTACAAAAAAGAAACAGGTCGTGGTGTAGAAGACTTTGTTCGTTTAAACAGAGACTTTGATGCTATGGATGCTGACAATCTCATTAAGGAATACCTTACGGCAACGGAGGAAGGACTTGATGCAGAAGATATAAATGATATGATGCAAGACTTTGCATTTGATGAAGACATCGACGACGAGTCTGACATCCGCAAAGTGAAACTAGCAAAGAAAAAAACTGTTGCTAAAGCGAAGCGATACTTCGATGAAGCTAAAGAAAAATACCGAACTCCTCTTGAGTCAAGTGGGAGCGGTTCTTTAGAACAAGACGAAGGTTATGCTGAGTACAAGCAGTATGTTGCTGATGCGAAGACCGCTCAAGAAGAGCAAATGCGTAGGAAGACTTGGTTTGACGAAAAAACAAACGAAGTATTTGGCGATGAATTCAAAGGTTTTGAGTTCAAGATTAACGACAAGCCCTACGTGTATACTCCGGGAGAGAGGACAGAATTGAAGAAGCTACAGGAAACACCTATGAATTGGGTAAAACAATTTGTAGATGATAAGGGCTTAGTCAAGGATGCTGTGGGGTATCACAGGTCACTAGCAATAGCAATGAACCCTGAGAAGTTTGCCAAGTTCTTTTATGAGCAAGGGCAATCCGAAGCCGTGGATGATGTAATGCGTAAGACTAAGAACATTAATATGTCTGAGCGCACTGCACCGGAAGTTGGTACTAAGGGTGGCGTTCAAGTTCGTTCTGTAAATCCTGATGCAGGACGTGGCTTAAAAATTAGAAGTGCACGACGTACTTCTTGACTCATTTTTAAAAAAAAACAATTATGCCGGTAAAAGGAACCCCGACATTTGCGTTGCAACCGAGTGCACAACAAGTGCCTCTTGCAAGCAATTACATTACTGACTTCAACTTTTTGAATCAGTACCTCCCCGATACTTACGAGAAGGAATTTGAGCGTTACGGAAATCGTACTCTCTCCTCTTTCATTCGAATGGTTGGCGCGGAGATGCCTTCTAACTCAGACCGCATCGAGTGGGCTGAACAAGGACGTTTACACCTTAAGTATGTTGACTGTACTACTGCC